TCCAGAAACATATAAACTATTCTGGGTTAATCCAAGTAAAGTAGATAAAGTTGTTGTCAACGAAGGCAAAGGTAAAAAGGTAGAAGCATACTATATCAAAGATATTGATATTAATATTGAATCTATGAATGTCACTGCGGATGCAAATAAACTTACTAGAACTGGTAGTGCTGGTATGGGCATTCCAAATCTAAATGCAAATACTACTCAAGGTTATACAGGTGGTAGTGCAGGAGGGTCTAGATTTGCAAATGAACAGACTTCTACGCCAATTGATGCGTCACATGTTATTCATATATCATTAAGTGAGGGTGTGGATTCTTTCTGGCCATTCGGTAACTCAGTTCTTGAACCTATATTTAAAGTATACAAGCAAAAAGAATTATTAGAAGATGCTATCTTAATTTATCGTGTACAAAGAGCACCAGAACGCAGAGTGTTCTACATTGATGTTGGTAACATGCCAACACATAAAGCCAGAGCGCACCTAGAAAGAATTAAAGGTGAAATTCACCAAAGACGCATCCCATCAAAGACAGGTGGTGGACAGAATATCACAGATAGTGCTTACAACCCACTGTCAATCATGGAAGACTACTTCTTTGCACAAACTGCAGAAGGTCGTGGTTCTAAAGTTGAAACACTACCAGGTGGTGAGAACTTAGGGCAGATTGATGACTTAAAATACTTCAATGATAAATTGATGCGTGGTCTTCGTGTCCCACCATCATATCTAGGTGGTCTAGAAGACGGTGGCTCAACATATACAGACGGTCGTGTTGGTACAGCAATGATTGCTGAATTCAGATTTACAAAGTACTGCGAAAGGCTACAAGCACTTATTGTAGAAGAGCTAGACCGTGAATTTAAAATGTTCTTAAAATATCGTGGTGTACAAGTTGAGAGTTCACTATTTGATTTGAAATTTAATACACCGCAGAACTTCGGTAAGTTCCGTCAAGCTGAAGTAGACCAAGTAGCAATGAATGTATTCTCTGCTATTGAGGGAGCTGATTATATCAGTAAGCGTTTCGCTCTACAGCGTTTCTTAGGACTAACAGATGATGAAATACTAGAAAATGAAAAGCTATGGCGTGAAGAAAAAGGCGAAGATGATCTATTATCTGGAGCGGCAGATGGAATGAAAGATATCGGTTCCGCCCCACCAGCAGATATGGACAATCAAGATTTTGACTTTGACGAAACTGATGTAGAGCAAGGTGAAGATGGCTCGCCAATCTCTGGTGCAGAAAATGCAGAAACTGAGCAAGAAGTATAAATACTATTATGAGATATACAGAGATTAAAGAAAATTATTCTCCAGAAGAGGATAAGTCAAATCAAGTAGAATTAGACGATACAAGAAAGATTCGTCTAACTCTAAAGCACCTATCCAAATTGAGAAAAATTAGAGAATATCGTAAATATCAAGAAGGCCTTAAGTCAACACAACTAAAAAAGCAGTACGGTACTTCTGGTGGTGACGAAGGCGGTGATATGGGAATTTAATTGTAAATTCAGCATTAACTAGTAAGTTTTACAAATAATGCTCTACAATAAATATCTCTACAACCAAAAAACGGCTGAAAAACAGCCGTTTTTTAATGTTTCCATATAAAACCTTTATTTTAACTATAAATACTTTTGAAACAAGAGTGTTTCTACAACCTTGCCACTTAAAATGACGTGGCTTTAACTTAGATAAGGAGACTTATAATGTCAAGAAGCAAACTAGAACAAGTACTAGAACTTCTTATCAACGAAGAGCGTGAAGCAGCAGAAGAGCTACTACATGATTTCATCGTAGAAAACGCTCGTCAAATCCACGAAGAACTTCTAAACGAAAGTGACGAAGTTGTAGAAGAAAACCTTGAGGATCTAGACGAGTCAGAAGAAGAACTTGAAGAGTCAGAAGATGAAGACCTAGAAGAAGGTGAAGATTATGACTTAGAAGATGAAGCATCAGACGAAATTGAATCAGATGCAGAAGAAATCGAGTCAGAAGAAATCTATGACGAAGACGAAATGGATGATGATGAAGCATTAGACGACCTAGAAATGGGAGACGATGAAGCAGAAGAAGACATGGAATCTCGTGTAGATGATCTAGAGTCAGCATTAGCAGAACTAGAAGCAGAATTTGAAAAAATCATGTCAGGTGATGACGATGATATGGACATGGAAGACGATGCAGAAGCAGAAGACGAAATGGAAGAATCATTTGAACTAGAACTAGAAGAATCAGATGACGAAGATTTAGAAGAATCAGACGAACTAGACCTAGAAGAATCAGACGAAGACGCAGACGATGAAGAAAAACTAGACGAATATGTTGATCCAGTTTCAGCTTCAGCGGGCGATAACGGTGATGGCGCAAGCTCACCAGTTAATGCTAACCCAAAGCGTCCAGGTGATGACTCAAACGCAGCACCGGTAAAAACACACGATGGTAACACAGCGGGTGGCAAAGGCGATGCACCAAAAGATATGAATACAAAAAATGTAAATGTATCAGGTAACAAAAAATCACCAGCTATGTCAGGTCAAACTGCAAAGCCAGGTGATAATGGCGTTAACACAAAGTCAATCACTTAATTAATTTAACTGGAGAAACCAATGACCGTTCTTATTGAGAGATTATCACACAATCAAGCAAATGTTAAATCACGCATTGTTGAAAGTGAGGATGGTGAAAAGAATATGTTTATGGAAGGTATTTTCGTCCAAGGTGGCGTAAAAAATGCTAACCAGCGTGTTTATCCGGTTTCTGAAATATCTAAGGCAGTGGAAAGTGTTCAGAAGAAAATTTCTGACGGTTTCCCAGTCTTAGGGGAATGTGACCACCCACCAGAGTTAACTGTAAATGTTGACCGTGTTTCTCATATTATTGAAAACATGTGGATGGATGGTCCAAACGGCTATGGTAAACTTAAAATAGTTCCTACACCAATGGGTAACATCATCAGAACACTAATCGAATCAGGCGCTACATTGGGTGTCTCATCTCGTGGTTCAGGTGAAGTTGACGGCCAGGGTAATGTGAGCAACTTTGAGATTGTCACAGTAGATATCGTAGCACAGCCAAGCGCACCAGAGGCGTATCCAAAGGCTATCTACGAAGGACTAATGAACATGCGTGGCGGTTATCAGACATGGCAACTGGCACAAGATGTTAAAAATGACAAATCTGCACAAAAGTATTTGTCAGAAGAAATAGTTAAGTTCATTCGTGAACTAAAACTTTAACAGGAGAAGTAACAATGGCAAACGAAATCCTTGCTAATCTTCTAGAGTCTGGCGCACTAAGCGAAGAAGCTGGTGCGGCAATTAAAGAGGCTATGGAAGCAAAACTAAATGAAGCAAGAGAGGAGATTACAGCCGAGTTGCGTGAGGAGTTCGCACAAAAATTTGAACATGACAAAGGTGTCATCGTTGAAGCTATGGATAATATGCTAAATGAAGCAATCCGTACTGAAATTGAAGAGTTCAAATCAGACCGTGAGGCTCTAATCGCAGAACGTGTTGCGTATAAGAAAGCAATTTCTGAACACGCAAAACTCCTTGAAAAATTCATTACTTCTCAACTTGCATCCGAAGTTAAAGAACTGCGTGATGATCGTGCAAAAGTAGCAGAAAACTTAGATAAAACTAAAGAGTTTGTTACAAAACAACTTGCACGTGAACTAGCGGAGTTCCACAACGACAAGCGTGAATTAGTAGAAACTAAAGTACGCATGGTAGCAGAAGGCAAAGAACTTCTTAATAAAACAAAAGAATCATTTGTCAAACGTTCAGCAGAGCTAGTAGAAAACACAATTTCAACTGCTCTACGTTCAGAACTGACTGCGCTTAAAGAGGACATTCAAGCGGCTAAAGAAAACGAATTTGGTCGTAAATTGTTCGAAGCATTCGCAGGCGAATTCATGTCTTCACAATTAAATGAAGGCACTGAAGTAGCAAAAATGAACAAAAAGCTAAACGAATCTGCAGATAAAGTTGCAGAGTTAGAAGCAATGATTGCTGAAAAGGAAGCAGCAATTACAGAGGCATCTCGTAAGCAGCGTGTAATGGAAGACAGAATGAACCGTAAAGAGGTTCTTGAAGGTCTACTATCACCACTTGCAAGTGAGAAACGCAGAGTAATGTCTGATTTACTTGAATCAGTAAAAACTTCAAACCTAAAAACTGCATTTAAGAAATATCTTCCAGCAGTTTTAAATGAAAACGTTACTGCGAAAGCAGAAACAAAACAAACTTTAACAGAAGGCAAAGTGACTGAACACACTGGAGATCGTGTTGTTTCAGAGGAAACATCAACATCAAAGGGTGACGATGCCGATATAGTTGTGCTAAAGAAACTAGCAGGACTTTAAATTAAAAATAGGAGACTAAAAAGATGGAAAATCTTTTTGAAGGTAACAACTGGGACACAACACGTGACGCTCTTCTAGAAGGTCTAGAAGGAACAAAGCGTGATGTTATGTCATCAGTTCTTGAAAACACAAAAGTAGCTCTAAACGAGTCAGCAACAGCAGGTGCAACACAAGCAGGTAACATTGCAACACTTAACAAAGTTATCCTACCAGTTATCCGTCGTGTTATGCCAACAGTTATTGCAAACGAAATCATCGGCGTTCAGCCAATGACTGGCCCAGTTGGTCAGATCCACACACTACGTGTTCGTTATGCAGACAATGCAGGTTCAACGACTGCAGGTTCAGAAGCACTATCACCATTTGATATTGCAAAGAACTACTCAGGTGACGGTTCTGCGGCACCACTATCAACAGCAGCACTAGAAGGCGAAGCAGGCAACAGAATGTCAATTCAAGTTCTAAAGCAAACTGTTGAAGCAAAAACACGTAAGCTATCAGCACGTTGGACATTTGAAGCGGCACAAGATGCTAACGCAATGCACGGTCTAGACATTGAAGCAGAAATCATGGCAGCACTTGCAATGGAAATCACTGCAGAGATCGACCAAGAGATCCTAGGCTCACTAGAAAATCTAGCGACAACAGGCGCAACATTCGACATGGCAACTAACTTCACAGGTACACCAACATTCGTAGGTGACAAGCATGCCGTACTTGCAACTCTAATCAACCAACAAGCAAACCTAGTTGCACAGCGCACACGCCGTGGCGCAGCGAACTGGGCAGTTGTTTCACCAGCTGCACTAACAGTTCTACAGTCAGCAACAACATCAGCGTTTGCTCGTACAACTGAAGGTACATTTGAAGCACCAACAAATACAAAATTCGTTGGTACTCTAAATGGCACAATGCGTGTATATGTTAACACATATGCATCAGACACATCACCAGTTCTACTAGGCTACAAAGGCCAAGGTGAAATTGATGCAGCAGCATTCTACTGCCCATATGTACCACTAATGTCATCAGGTGTTGTAGTTGACCCAGCATCATTCGAACCAGTCGTGTCATTCATGACTCGTTACGGTTATGTTGAGCTAACAAACACAGCATCATCACTAGGTAACGCAGCAGATTATGTTTCAAAAATCGATGTTGCAAACCTAACATTCGTCTAAGTTTTAGCGAATTTAAATTTAAGAGACCCGGAAGTTCGCTTCCGGGTTTTTTATTGTCTGGTAAACAAAAACGATAAATAGACATATAAAACTTCTAAAAGTGAGAAAAAATATGGCAGAACAGATTAAATTTGGTGATAGATTATTTTTAAGTGGTGATAAAGTTGTTGCACAACAAGACGTTCTAATTAACAGAGACCTAGTGGTTGAAGGTAATTTGGATGTTAACGGTAGTATAACAACTATTGATACTACTAATATGTATATTTCTGATCCTATAGTAGAAATGAACCACGAGTTTGAAGGCTCTCCAATTCAGGATGTTGGACTTGAAGTAAATCGCGGTGATGAATTCAATGTATTTTGGCTTTGGGACGAGACAATTGATAGTTGGAGCACAAAAGGATCAGATTTAATAGTTGCAAATTTAACTGCTACAGGTGATGCATTAATTAATGGCACACTTGAAGTTGATGGACAGAGTACACTAGCAAGTTTAAATGTAGAAGATTTAACAAATGATCGTATTGTAATAGTAGGTATAGACGGGGAACTAGAAGACGATGCCAATTTCACTTTTGATGGTTCTGAGTTTAATATCGGTCAAGGTAACTTTACTGTTGATGTTGCAACAGGCGATGTTGGGACAGTAGGAAATCTAGTCATCAATGGACAAGTAACTGCATCCTCAATGAATGTAGAAGACCTAACAAATAATAGAGTTGTAATAGCTGGAATCAATGGCGAACTTGAAGATGATGCTAACTTTACATTTGATGCAGTAGAATTAAATATAGGACAGGGTGCTTTCACTGTTCAGCAGGTATCTTGAGACA